ACCCTGTTCAAGGCTGTGGGCGTTTCGGCGTCCCTGAACGTCTCGACCACGAGCGGGTTCACGTACGAGGATATCGGTGCCAACGTTGCACTGGTTGACGAGGCGCTGAACACGACGACGAACGACTCGCAGCGGGGTCTCCTGCTGTCTTCGGTTGCGACCACCCGGTCTCTGCCGATGCGTATCGTCGATGTAGTCGAAGACACGGCGTTTGTTTCGAGCGGCACTACCTACTATCCCGAAGTTATCGTGAAGTTCAATGCACCGTACCTCACGAGCGTTTCGTTGATTGTTGGTGGTCACGCTTACAACTGCCCCGTCGGCGTTTAATAAGGGAGTTCTAAGACATGGCTATTTCACGCGCACAACTGCTCAAGGAACTCCTTCCGGGTTTGAACGCCCTGTTTGGCCTTGAGTACAAAAACTATGGCGAAGAGCACAAGGAGATCTACGAAACTGAGACCTCCGAACGCTCGTTTGAAGAGGAGACCAAACTTTCTGGTTTCAGTGCTGCTCCGGTTAAGTCGGAAGGCGCTGCAATTGCGTATGACAACGCACAGGAAGCGTGGACTGCTCGTTACAACCACGAGACCATCGCTCTCGGCTTCTCCATCACGGAAGAAGCGGTTGAAGACAACCTGTACGATTCGCTGTCCAAGCGATACACCAAGGCGCTCGCCCGAGCGATGGCGTACACGAAGCAGGTCAAGGCGGCTTCTGTCCTGAACAATGGCTTCTCGTCGTCCTACGTTGGTGGCGACGGTGTGGCTCTGTTCAGTGCGAATCACCCGCTTGTTTCTGGTGGCACCAACAGCAACCGTCTGACGGCTTCTGACCTCAACGAGACTTCGTTGGAAGCGGCTGTCATCCAGATTGCTGGTTGGACCGACGAGCGTGGACTGCTCATCGCGGCGAAACCCGGTAAACTCATCGTGCCCCCGGCGCTGATGTTCACTGCCAAGCGACTCCTCGACACGGAACTCCGTGTTGCGACCGCTGACAACGACATCAACGCCCTCAAGGCGATGGGTTCGATTCCGGGCGGATATACGGTCAACCACTACCTGACGGACACGAACGCTTGGTTCTTGACGACCGACGTTCCGAACGGCATGAAGCACTTTGTCCGTACGCCGCTGCAGAACTCCATGGATGGTGATTTCGACACCGGGAATGTCCGGTATAAGAGCCGTGAGCGTTACTCGTTTGGGTGGTCGGACCCATTGGGTATGTTCGGTTCGCCGGGTTCGTCCTGATAAATCAAGCACTTGCTGCTTGGGAAGGGGGCTTCGGCCCCCTTCTTTTTTGTTCTTGCCTTTTAAGTTTAAGCCAAGTATCGTTACCTGTAACTAAGTTACGGAGTACACGATGGATACTTCAACGCTGCCTAAATCCCGCGCCGAGGCTAAAGCCAAAGGTGCCAAGTATTACTTCACAGGGGAGCCGTGTACGCACGGCCACATCGCTCCGCGTAAGACCAAAGGGGCTTGCGTGGAGTGCCTAAAGATTGAATGGGAAAAGGGCAACGTCGCCCGTGCCGAATACTTTCGGCAATACAACAAACGAGAAGACGTTAAAGACAGAAAAAACGACTGGTACACCGCTAACCGTGAAAAGGTGATCCAAGCAGCGGCTACCCGCCCCAAAGCAGTGTTACGCGAATATCGTAATGCGTGGAAACGCAATAATTTGCTGCAAATCCGTGCGGATACTAAGGCTAGGCGGCGTAAACATAGACAAGCAACTCCACGTTGGCTCTCCCGCAAACAGAAAAGTGAAATACGGCAGTTGTATCAAATAGCCATAACTATGACGAAAACTACAGGAGAGCAGTACGTCGTAGACCACATCGTGCCGCTTCGATCTGAGTTTGTATGTGGGCTGCACGTGCCTTGGAACCTGCGAGTTATCACGCGGGAAGAGAATTTGAGAAAGTCAAACCAACTTGTTGACACCCCCCAAGTCACGGCGTATATAGAGTCATCGGGAAAAATCCGCTTGCCAGACAGCCCCGACTGACGACATGCAGACTGGCAGGCTTGACTCGCATGTGAGGTATTTTCAATGAGTCGTACTACATTTTCTGGCCCGGTTAAGTCTGACAACGGCTTTGAGGGCTCTATCGCTGGCGATTCTGCCGTCATCACCAACCTGCTTTGCACCACGCTCACGATTGGCAGCACCAAACTGACCACGGGTTCGGTGTCGGGCACGGTATCGGTTCAGGCAGGTCGCATCCCGGTTCTCATCGGCAGCACCACGCTTTACATCGGTCTGTACGCCAGTCTCGTCCCGTAAGATTTCGTGGGGGGCGTAAGCCCCCTTCATCCATTACAGGAGACTCAGGATGGGTATGCAAACAGATGTCCTTGCTAGTAAGGTCGCCACTTCTGCTGGCGACCTGCTGGATCAAAATAGCCTCGTTATCGGCCGTTCTCGCGTAAAGGCGATCTATATCGTGCCAGATAGCGGCGCAGGCACCGTGACGTTCTATGACGGTGGGGCAAGCGGCCCGGTTAAGATTGCAGTGAACACCAAGGCAAGTTCCACTGCGCCGGACTACGTACTGTTGCCCGGTGAGGGTCTGCTTTTCCAGACCAGCATCTACATCGTCCCGTCAGCCGTTATTTCGACGATGGTGATCTATGGCTAAGACCCCTGCTTGGCAACGGAAAGAGGGGAAAAACCCTGCTGGCGGACTCAACGCAAAAGGCAGGGCTTCTTACAACCGTGCCAATCCGGGTAAGCCGGGGCTGAAGCGTCCTCAACCGGAAGGTGGGCCTCGCAAGAAGTCATTCTGTGCCCGTATGACAGGCATGAAGAAGAAACTGACGAGCGCCAAGACGGCAAACGACCCGAATAGCCGGATCAACAAATCGTTGAGGGCTTGGAACTGCTAAGCCTTTTATTAATTTGCAAATTAGGAGCGAATTGAAATGAAAGAGTCAAAGGCGATGATGCGTAAAGAAGTGTCCTTTATGAAAAAGAAGGGCGCCCCGAAGTCCATGGTTCGGCACGAAGAGGCCGAAATGAAAGGCATGAAGAACATGCGGATGGGCGGTATGGCCTACTCCAAGGGCGGTTCTGCTTCCAGCCGCGCTGACGGTATTGCCAAGAAGGGCAAGACTAAGGGCAAGATCGTCAAAATGATGATGGGCGGGAAGTGCTAATGAACTTTATGTCAAAAGGTCCGCAAGGGCCGCGTCGGTCCTCCGCACAGGCTACGGCAGCACGAAAAGAACGTGAGGCACTTGAACAGGCCCGCCAAGAAGATATGGCTGAGAAGATGCGCGAAGCGTACGAAAAGACGCAGCGACGTAGCATGTCCGGCATGAAAAAGGGCGGCTCTGTGAAGTCCTCTGCCTCCAAGCGTGCTGACGGGATTGCTAAAAAGGGTAAGACTCGCGGGAAGTTTGTTTAAGACTCCATTATGGATCGCATTCCTAAATACACGGCGGGGATGTTTAAAAAGAAGATGCCGCGTTTTGGCGCATCTGCTATCAAGAAGCCCCGTTTGCCGTTACCGCCTAAGCCGCGAGTTAAGAAGTTTACGGAAGGTGGGCGACTTCAAGACGTAAAAGATATGAAGCGTGATCCAGAATGGGAGCGCGAAGTAAAGGAAATGCTCCGCGAGCGTAAGATTGAAGAACGCGGCAGATCTCCGTACAAGGGCAATGTAAAAGCGGCAGGGCCGTACATTATTCCAGAGCCTGAAAGTTTTGACGAAATGCCGTTTAAGAAAGCCTATGGGATTAGGCGTAAAGAACTGGGCGAAGGTGGTTCTTTCTTGTGGCGGGGCAAACCATATGTGGTTAAGTCTGCCGAAGAGAAGAAGGCTAAAGGGGGTACAATAAAGTCCTCCGCAAGTCGCGGTGATGGCATCGCTAAGAAAGGTAAAACCAGAGGGAAGTTTGTCTAATGCTACCGTCCCGAGGCATGGGTGATATCAATCCCAAAAAAGTCCCCCGAGCAAAACGCCGGGGGGACGAAAAACCCGTAATTGGGACTGGGAAACCGATAAAAACCTACGCCAAGGGAGGCGAGAGCCGCGTGAACGAGGCGGGAAATTATACGAAGCCCGGTATGCGTAAGCGGCTCTTTGAGTCAATCAAGGGCCGGGCCGTACAGGGTACTGCAGCAGGGCAGTGGAGCGCAAGAAAGGCTCAGTTGCTGGCGAAGCAGTACAAGGCCAAAGGCGGCGGGTATCGTGGATGAAGGCTCCTCAACAGTCTCTTAAAGCGTGGACGCAGCAGAAGTGGAGAACGAAGAGTGGTAAACGATCTTCTGACACGGGCGAAAGGTATCTACCAGAGGCTGCGATCAAGGCTCTCAGCCCTTCTGAGTATGCCCGTACCACCGCTGCCAAAAGGAAAGGCAAGGCCCAAGGCAAGCAGTTTGTCTCGCAGCCCAAGGGTGTTAAAGAAAAAGTAAGGCCGTACAGACGTAGGGGTATGTGACATGGCTAAAAATTTTCCTGATTTGACCGGTGATGGTCGCGTAACTCGCGCTGATGTCCTTAAAGGGCGAGGCGTGTTGAAGAAAGGCGGCTGGATTAAAGAAGCCATTAAAAAGCCCGGTGCGCTACGTAGCAGCCTTGGCGTCAAGGCGGGGCAAAAGATTCCCGCTGCTAAACTTGCTAAAGCCGCAAAGGCTCCGGGCAAGATGGGTCAACGTGCCCGTCTCGCGCAAACGCTGCGTGGCCTGAAGAAGTAACATGAACAACGTATCTACCCAACAAGGCTTACAGCCGAAACCCTCTCCGGCCGTCTCTGCGCCCCAGATAGGCAACAGAATGGGTGGCGGACTAGGCGGTTTTGGCAGCATGGGTGGTTTTGGCGGTGCCTATGGTGCGCCGTTTAATGTCAGCGGCTTTGGCGGCTTCGGTGGTATGGGTGGCTTTAACCCCATGATGGGCGGTTATGGCGGCTTTGGCGGTATGGGCGGCTTTAACCCCATGATGGGCGGCTTAGGCGGCTTCGGTGGTATGGGCGGCTTTAACCCCATGATGGGCGGTTATGGCGGCTTCGGCGGTATGGGCGGCTTTAACCCCATGATGGGCGGTTATGGCGGCTTCGGCGGTATGGGCGGCTTTAACCCCATGATGGGCGGCTTAGGCGGTTTCGGCGGCTTTAACCCAATGATGGGTGGCTTCGGTGGTATGGGCGGCGGTATTGCTGCACTGCTCGGCCAGTTGCGCGCTGTTCAAGGGGGAAATAGAGACCCCAACGCCCCACCTCCGGGCATGAAATTGAACCCGGACTTTAATGTCGGGCGTTCTATGCTTACAGATGTTCGCCTCGACGACAGGACTAGGCAGATGTTTATTCCTGATGAGGGAGCGAACCAGCCGTCGTCGGACCCATTTAAGTATGCGTGGGCGGGGGGAAGTCCGGGCTGGGCGGGGGAAAGTCCGGGCTGGGTGGGTAATCAGCCGCTTCTCCAGCCTGATGTGCAACCTCGCCCTAAGTGGGTGGACCCTAATGCTGGCAAGGTAAAGAATCCGTACTACTATAACCGGTTTGCTAATGGTGCGTATGGCACTGCAGATGTCCAATTTGGCGACAATGAATACATAAATCCAGAAGAATTGAAAAATTATGAAAGCCGTTTAGAAAGGAATAAAAACACAACCGCTAGATATGAAGAATTAAAAAACACCCCAATAACCGACGCCCAAAGAAATTCGGCTATGTACACTCTTGCAGCCAATAAAGGGTATAACAGAGTAGGGGAAGGTGCTACTGATCCGAATACAGTAATGAACTTTTTAAAAGAGAAGAATATAGATTATAGTGATGACGCACTTAAATCTTATCGCTCACCTTCTGATTTCGGCCTTAATTTTGAATAGTAAACGAGCATAATATTCATGGTCGATAAAACTACAGCAACGACAGACTTCAACCTCGACCTCAATACTATTATTGAAGAGGCTTTTGAGCGTTGTGGGGCTGAATTGCGTACGGGTTATGATTTCCGTACGTCGAAGCGTAGTCTTGCCCTGCTTCTGATGGACTGGGCTAATCGTGGCGTGAACTTGTGGACGCTGGAGCAGGGCACCCACACTTTGACCTACAACGTCGGTACTTATGATTTGCCGGTGGATACGGTAGACCTGCTTGACCATGTAATCCGTACTGGGTCTGGTACCAATCAGCAGGACATCAATATCTCGCGTATTTCATCCAGCACCTACGTATCAATACCGAACAAGAATGCGACAGGCCGACCGATTCAGATTTGGATTAATCGCCGCACGGGCGCGACGGGTGCGGATAACGTAATTGTTTACCCTCAGTTTACGGTCTGGCCGAAGCCCGATAACAGCACTACTTGGATTCTTTACTACACCCGTCTGCGTCGTATGTTTGACCCCGGTACAGGCGTTAATGGTCAGGATATCCCGTTCCGCTTCCTGCCCTGCATGGTTGCTGGGCTGGCCTATATGCTGTCGCTAAAGATTCCGGGTGCAGAGGGTCGTACTCAGGTCTTGAAGGCTCAGTATGACGAGGCTTGGGATTTGGCTTCTGGCGAGGATCGTGAGAAAGCCGCAGTACGCTTTGTCCCACGTGAGAGTTTCTTGGGTGGCTACTAATGCCAAACAGGTTTGCCAGTGGCAAAAACGCTATCGCCATGTGCGACCGCTGCGGGTTTCAGTACAAACTGAAGCAGTTAAAGTCGCTCGTGATCAAGACCAAGAACGTAAATATCTTGGTATGTTCGGAGTGTTGGGAGCCGGATCAGCCTCAATTATCGCTTGGTTTGTACCCCGTGGACGACCCGCAGGCGTTGCGGAATCCACGACCGGATACGAGTTATTTTGCGGTAGGTAATGACGGCGCAAATGGCAGTCGTCAGATACAATGGGGCTGGGCTCCCGTAGGAGGGGCTAGAGCAGACGATGCCGGGTTAACCCCAAATGATTTAGCCCCGGCAGGTGAAGTCGGGACGGTAACGGTCGTTACGACCTAGGAGATTGAGATGGCTATGAGTAAACTTGAAAAACACGCGGCTCTCCCGGCGAGCAAGGCTCACGGTCCGGGTCGGGTCAAGAACATGCGTGCTGGTGGCAAGACCAACAGCGACATGAAGAAGTACGGTCGGAATATGGCGAAGGTGATGAACCAGCGCAGCCCGATGCGTAAGTCTTCTGGCCCGAGGTAAGCATCATGAAAGAACTGAACCCCGGCAAGATTAGGCCGAACACGGATTCGACGGGTCGTAATGGCTATCCTGAGAAGGATGTCAACAAGGGCGTTACCCACATGAAAATGAAGGGTGCTGGCGCTGCGACCAAGGGCACGAAGTTCGTGTCTCAGATCAATCTTGAGAACAACAGCAAGTACCGGTCTGGCTGGTCTCCGTGAACTACAGTCAACTCTCAACGTTGATTCAGGATTACTGCGAAAGCACGGAAACGTCTTTTGTAGCGAATATCCCTACGTTTGTGCAGTTGGCTGAAGAGCGGATTTATAACTCAGTCCAGATCCCGGCGATTCGTAAGAACGTCACCGGTACGATGACGGCGCAATTTCAGTATTTCTCCCTGCCGTCTGATTGGCTCTCGACGTTCTCGCTTGCGGTGATTGACCCGACTACGGGTGAGTACGAGTACCTACTAAACAAGGATGTGAACTACATCCGCGCTGCGTATCCACCACCCAACTCGTATGGGAAGCCTAAGTACTACGCTATCTGGAATAACTCCAGCATGATTCTTGGGCCGACCCCAGACGTTGCGTACACGGCCGAACTGCATTACTACTATTACCCGGTTTCTATTGTTACTAATTCAACATCGTGGCTTGGGGACAACTTTGAGACCGTGTTGCTCTACGGATCGCTCCGCGAGGCGTACACTTATCTCAAGGGCGAAGCCGATATGATGCAGTACTACGAGCAGAAGTATCAGGAAGCCCTTGCTCAATTGAAGCGTCTGGGCGATGGTCTGGATCGTCAGGATGCGTACCGTTCAGGACAAGCGAGGATTCCGGTCACATGAGTTTTGAAGGTGGATTAGAACTTGGTACGGTAAAGGTGTTTACCACGGACAGTCGTGGATTTACGCCAGACGAGATGGCAGATCGTGCTGTTGATCGCCTTCTTCGCATTAATAACCGTTCAGAACTTAAACGTGTTCTGGCGCAGTACTTCAAGGAAGCACAGGAATCCGAGCGGATGAACCTGCGGCGCATATTGATTGAAAACGGTTTTATGAATGCTATAGAGCATTTAGGAGATTGAGATGGCTATTACTCAGGCAATGGCAACGTCGTTTAAGGTTGAGATTCTTGACGGAATCCACAACTTTGGGACCGGCGTAATCCGGGCTTCGACGGCTGCGGATGTCTTCAAGATCGCTTTGTACACCTCGTCTGCTACGTTGAGTGCGTCTACTACGGCATATACGACTACGGACGAAGTTTCTTCGTCTGGTACGAACTACACTGCTGGCGGTAAGACGTTGACGATCTCGCAAGTACCGACTTCAAGCAGCACGACGGCGTATTTGGATTTTGACGACATTACGTGGGACTCGGCCACAATTACGGCAAATGGCGCGTTGATCTACAACAGCAGTCAAAGTAACAAGGCGGTGGCGGTGCTGGCGTTCGGCGGGGATAAAACCTCGACGGCGGGCAACTTCACTATCCAGTTCCCGGCTGCTGCAGCATCAACCGCAATCCTCCGTATCGCCTAATTTAATTAGGCAGGGGCCGTGGCAGGCGTCATAGTCGCCTTCGACGGTTGGAACGCTTCCGGCGTAGGCTGGGGCGAACAAGGTTGGGGCGAAGGTGTTGGCAATCTTACTGCAACGGGTGCGGTAGGATCTGTTGTTGTCACGGGCTCCGTAAATATCCCCGTTACAGGCGTTGAAGCCACAGGCCAGATTGGGTCGGTCACGGTTGTTGGCGTAGCCAATGTCCTTCTTACGGGCGTTGAGGCTTCGGGTGCCGTTGGCACAGTTGTTGTCGTTACCGACCAAGTTATCTCCGTCACGGGTGTTGAAGCCACCGGGCAGTTAGGGGATGTCGTCGTTGCGGCCTCGGCAGTTGCGGTTGTTACCGGGGTTGAGGCTTCGGGTGCCGTTGGCACCGTATTCGTTAAAACGGATCAAGTCCTTGCCGTTACCGGCGTTGAGGGGACGGGAGCGGTCGGCACCGTTACGGTACAGGCAGCGGCTATTGTTCCTGTTACCGGGCTTTCTGCTACGGGCGAAGTCGGGGATGTCCTAGTTGCAGCGGCAGCGGTTGCTGCTGTTACCGGAGTGGCTGCGACCGGGGCGGTTGGGACAGTTTTTGTTGTCACCGATCAGAACCTCTCGGTCATCGGAGTCTCGGGTACAGGGGAAGTTGGAACGGTCGATGTACGGCTTGAAATCAAGGTTTTTGTCACGGGTGTTTCGGCTAACGGAGCCGTTGGTACAGTCACTACATCGTCAGGCTCAAATGTTGTAGTCTCTGGGGTAGCCGGAACCGGCGCGGTTGGGGTAGTCAACATCTGGGGACAGATTAATACCAATCAGAACGCGAATTGGACAGGAATTAACAACGCGCAAAGCGCGACTTGGACGGATATTAGTACGACGCAAAACCCAAATTGGACGCAGATTGCGGCGTGAGGTAACTAAAGATGAGTAGTACATACAGCACTAACCTTGCTCTTGAACTGATCGGAACGGGCGACCAAGCCGGTACGTGGGGTAATACCACGAACACCAACCTTGGAACCTTGATCGAACAGGCGATTTCAGGTTACGTCACTCAAGCCGTTTCCACGGGAACGGATACCACGATCACCATCCCGAACGGCGCGACCGGTGTCGCCCGTAACATGTACATTGAACTGACGGGTACGGGTGGGGCCAGCACGAACCTTATTGTTCCTGCCAACAAGAAACTCTACTTCATCTTCAATAACACTTCGTCCGGCCAAGTTACCGTCAAGGTTTCGGGTCAAACCGGCGTGTCGGTGCCGAATAAGGCCAAGATCATTCTGGTCAGCAACGGCACGGATGTAGTTGACGCGACGAACTATATTGGGAACATCAGCGCGGCCAGCGCAAATATCACAGTTCTAACTTCTGCTTCGGCCACGATCACCAACCTGATTGCCACTTCCGCCAGCATCACCACTCTCACTAACAATCCTACTTTCTCCGGCGGCACCGCCAACGGCGTGTTGTTTTTGAACGGCAGCAAGGTGGCGACTTCGGGGAGTGCGCTGACGTTTGATGGGACGACGTTTGGGGCTGGCACCACCACATTTAAGGTGGATACTTCCAGTAATCGCGTTCTTGTTAATTTAGCGGCCGCCATTCAAGGCGATTCTCTTGAAGTTGCGGCAAAAAGTAACGGTGGCGCTATTTCATTGTTTGGCCGCGCATCAGATAACGGTTCTCAAATATCTTTCCGTGCAAATGGGGCAGCAACACAGAAAGCCGCCATTTATGGAAGTGATGTTGGGTTAGATTTTCAAACTGGAACAACAATTCGCGCCACCATTGACACCTCCGGCAACCTCGGCTTGGGCGTCACGCCGAGTGCGTGGAGTGGTTTTGGAAAAACGATGGAGTTCAATAACGCTGGTTGCTATGTTGGCAACAGCGGCGCAACTTCCATGCAGGTAGGGGCCAACAACTATTTCACCGGCTCCAACTACATATACTCCACATCGAATGTGGCAACCCGGTACGCACAATCGTCGGGACAGCACTTGTGGTTCACCGCCCCCTCCGGCACCGCCAACACGACAACAATCACAAACGGCGTTTCGTACACCATTATTACGTCGGGAAATCAGACGGCGTTCGGTGCGGCTAATAACAACGTCGGGACGGTGTTCACCGCGACATCAAGCGGAACGCTGTCGAGCGGAACGGTATCTCAGAACATCTCGTTCACGCAGGCGATGACGCTGGATGCGAGTGGCAACCTCGGCATCGGGACTAGTTCGCCGTCTGGAAAACTTGACGTAAAGCAAACAACTGACACAAGCCTTGGCGGTATTTATGTTCGGGCAACGGACAACAACGCGGCAGTAATTTCACGACTTACTACCGGAAATCTTGTTGTACGTAATGGCGGTATTGATTCGCTATTTCTCGACTCCTCCGGCAACCTCGGCTTGGGCGTCTCGCCGAGTTTGTGGAGAAGCACCGAAAAAGCAATTCAAATTGGCTCGTGGATGGGGTTGTTTACGGACTCTGGACTTACAACAGAGGTTTCATACAACAATTACATAAATTCATCGAACCAGCGCATTTATCAAAACACCGGATATGCGCTTCGCTACCAGCAATACAACGGTATTCATTCTTGGCATACAGCGCCATCTGGCACCGCAGGAAATCAAATCACCGGAGCAAACGCTTTCGATCAGATGATGACGCTGAATGCGAGTGGGAATTTGGGGTTGGGGACGACAAGTCCTTCCACAAAACTTGTTGTTTCTAATGCTGGTGCTCAAGGATTTGAGTTCAATCCTAATGCTTCAGGGTTGGCGCAACTTGAGATCTATAACCGATCAACTGCGGCTTACTACAGTTTTCGTATAAACGCAGACGACATTCGTTTCCATACCGGGGCGTCTGTTACCGAACGCGCCCGCATCACGAGCGGGGGGTATTTCAAGGCGAGTGACAGCGGCGCATATCTTGGATCAACTGGCGCATATCACGAACTTAGACAAACTGCGAATGATTATTCATTAAGGCTTTCATCTGCAAATGCTTCATTGACAGAAGAAGTTTTGCAGGTATATGCCGAGAGAAACACGACTAATAATACTTTCTATGCTATTCGTTATTACAACAACGGAGCGGCAGCCTATAAATTCCAAGTAGCCGACTCTGGCAACGTCACGAATACAAACGGCTCATACGGCACCATCTCTGATGCCAAGATGAAAACCGACATTGTGGACGCAGGCTCACAATGGGATGACTTGAAGGCTGTGCGGTTCCGCAAGTTCAAGATGAAGGATGACCCGCAGCAAATCACGCAGTTGGGTGTTGTGGCGCAGGAACTTGAGCAGACCTCGCCGGGGTTGGTGGACGAACACGCCGACCGTGACGCAGAGGGCAACGACCTTGGCACCACTACCAAATCGGTTAAATCGTCCATCTTGCTGATGAAAGCCGCCGTCGCCCTGCAAGAAGCAATGGCCCGTATTGAGAAACTGGAAGCCGAAATGGCTTTGCTGAAAGGAGCATAATTAAATGTCTACGGTAATCACATGGAACATCTCGGTTCTTAACTGCATCCCGCAAACCGCAGAGGGCGCGGATTACGTCATCTGCTGTCACTGGCAGTGCAACGGCGTAGACGGCCAATACAACGGCAGCGTCTACTCG